AGCCAAAAAGCTTGCTGGCGTTAAGCCAATGGAGGCTGATGCTTATTCACCAGCCAAAATCAACTTGATGGTTCAGCTGAGTGAGGAACTTGGAGTAAGCCCACAGATGTTCCGTGGATTACAACCTAATGCGGATGGAACTATGGCTGAAAAGAAGTTGGCAGCAATTATGGCTAACCCAACTACTAGGAAGCAATATGAAACATTAGCTGATCTTGAAAAGGGATTAATTGGAATTTTCCAAAAGGTTGATACCAACAAGGGACTTGGATTACCTGAATCAAGTCAAAAGAAAACAGGTACAGGTAAAACTGCTACTGCTATCACAAAGGTTGTTTCATCTATTGAAAACATGGACCTTTCTGATTTTGGTGATGATATCAATAAAGCTCGTGCAGCAAAAATGCGGAGCATTGAGTACATTCGTGGATTTGCTAAAAGTGCTGGGCAGGAAAGCGCCGGTTCTGCAAGTGGAGCATCTAACGTTGTTAGTTGGATTTTAAGAAACAGGAATAACTTCCAAAACTTTGCAGCACTTGCCCCTAGCAGTGTGCCCGGAAAAATCATACGCCCAAACAATATGTCTGATGCTGATGTATATCGCTTTGGACGTCAAATAGAAGATGTGGTTAAGCGCAGCGGTAATCGAGAGTTAATTTTAAAATATGTTGACTCAACTGAACCGGGGCGAAAAGCTTTACGACTTCTTTCTGATGTAAGCAGCACAGCAGAAGTTGCAGCAATTGTCCGTGATTTAAATCGTGCATCTAAAATGTTTGGTGCTAGTGAAGCTAGTGCAATGGGTGGATCAACAGTTAAGACACCACAGGGTGGACCACGAGGTTCTACGCAGGTTGAAAAGGCTGCTGAGACTGGGCGGTTTGCTGGTGTACAACGTCCGGAGCTTGGTACGGTAGGACCTACTGGAGCTGGCTACAAAGCCCCCGGTGCACCAACTGGAGCCAACTACCAGTATCAACCGTTCATGGGTGAGAATAGCCCAGAATCATGGGTTCGTAAATGGACAACATTTGCTAAGAATTCGTTTCAGCCGGGTTCTGAATCCTATCGGCTGGCAATGCAAATGGGGCAAAAGCTTGGAAGTAATTACTCGCTTGAACAAATTCTTGCACCAGTACCGACAGGTGGAGCAAAGGCTAAACGCGCTGAGGGTGCAGTAGGATTTACTCCATCTCAAGAAACAAGAGCAAAGCAGTTAATTGTCAATCGGGCTAAAGAAGCTGGCATTCTTGTTCAAGGGCGTTCTAATAATCGTCTGCCAATGCCAACGGAAGATGCTGCACCAGCTCGTGGAAGAAGCATTGGCGTTACTACTGACATGCTTCCAGCCAAGGGTAATCGCGGTGGAACAGGTGGTCGTGCAGCCTTTGGTATCGGTGCAACCGCTATTGGCGCCGGAGTAAAAGATATTATTCAATCTCGTACCGGAGGTAAATAATGCCACAAGGTAATGATTCCAGGTTAAAAGGGACACGATCCATTATGGGTGGTGTTTCTGGACCCATGAAAGGTATTAATATCCGGCCTTACATGGGTGCCGCTTATCCTGTAAATGCAGCAGGTCGAATGATTAGTGCTTTAGGTAATCCTGACGCAAATACGGCAAAAGAAATGGCAACCGTAGAGTTGCTTAAATTGCTTGGTAATGCTGGACAAGATACTGCATCTGCGTTTATTGGACCTGCTTCATTTATACCAAACATGGCACTTGATACTACTGCTTCTGTACTGGACCCTGAAATTACTACATTGTTGCAAAAAGCAAATAAGAGATTTGGATTACAAAAAGCATTAGGCATGGAAAAGGTTGTGGATGACCCAAAGTCTAGGCGTGATTTTATAAACGCGGCTACTGCTGAACTTCCACAATGGATGGGTACTAAAGGACCAGCGCTTAATCACATAATGAGTTTGTTTAATGCTCCCGGGCAAATGTCTAAGGGTATTGTTGACGAAAACATGGTTTACCCTTTAGCGAGTAATAAATATCAAAAACAATATGATCTAGGACAAGGTCATCCATTTCGTAACTTTGTAGCCATTGATGAATCAGACAAACGTCAACGTGATGCATCTGACATGGGTCCAGTAAAGGGACGTGTGCTTACTGATAAGAATAGGCGCTCTAGTCCACTGTCAATCAATTACGAGCGCCCAGATATGCAAGGCGGTAGATCTGAAGTACCATCTAGGGTAAGTAAATATCCTCAGTTTAGGAGTGGCCGAATACCAAGTGAGTAATCAATGTAAAGCCTCTGTAAAGAGAAAGGACGGCGTTAGACAATGTCAACAACTAGCCGTTCAAGGGACTCCGTTTTGCGGATTACACAACAAAAAGAGTAAGGAAGTTGCAGAAAGCCCACAGTTTAAAACTGGAATTTACAGTGAATTTAAACAAAGGTTTTCAGGAGTAGCTCCTAAGCTTTTAAAGCGCATTAGTGAATTGCGCGAAGATCCAGACCTGTGGTCTTTAAAGGATGATGCAGCATACGTCACTGCATTAATGGATTTAAGGTCTGAAGCAGTAGATGAAGGTGTTACCTTAGAGCACTACAGACTACTAAAACGATCTTACTCTAGCATGATGTCAGCCTACAGACGCGGTGATGACAGTTTTGATCAACAACTAAAAGATTTTGAAGACATGCTAAATAAAGGCATGGATGCATTTGAAGGCAGTCAAGATATTATTCAGTTGATTGAAAGACGTACAGATATCATTGAGGCTGAACAAAGAATGCTTCACGCCAAAGCGTATACATTAGAGGTTGATCAAGCATACAGCCTAGTCATGCAAGTGTTAGGTGTAGTTAAAGCAAACGTGCGCAGTTCAGATGAGTTGTCTGCAATTAGATCAGGTATTGCGAAATTACTCAAAGTTTACCAAGAAGCAGATGACGTCATAGATGCGGAGGTTATAGATGAAACTATCAGTCAACACGAGATCAACGCCTAAAAAATTAAAAAAGTTTGTCCGTCCTGATAAAAGTCTAGCCGTAAGTTTATTAGAAGCACTTGAAGAAGAACTGACAGAAACTATTGCGGCTGGAGATTTTGATTCAGGAAAAGCAATTCCGCTTACCGGAGCTGACTTGGATTACACTACATGGCTTAAGACATATGCTCCACATGCAGCAAGTAGCAAACTAGCGGATCACCACAAACGTGCATGGGATTGGTCGGATGGATTCTCCCCCGGAATGCCTCCACCTGCCCTAATAGAGTGCTGGTTTCGAGGTGGTGGTAAAAGTACCACTATGGAACTTATTGTAAGCCGTACGGCGGTTAGAGCAACTCGCAGGTTTGCTTTATATGTATGCGCTACTCAAGATGCTGCTAATAGGCACGTAAGTGATATTGCAAACGCTATGGAGAAGTGCGGTATTGAGCGAGCTGTTAACCAGTATGGTTTTTCGAGAGGATGGAATGCAAGTAAGTTACGTACGTCAAATGGATTTAACATCTTAGCGTTTGGATTAGATACGGGTGCTCGTGGTGTTAAGCTAGATCACCTACGTCCAGACTTTATAATCTTGGATGACATTGATGAATTAGACGATTCAGTTAATAGAGTTGAAAGTAAAGTTCGTACTATTACTCAAACAATCCTTCCTGCAAAAAGCACAGATTGCGCAATTGTATTTGTGCAAAACGCAATCCACTCTAACAGTGTGATGTCTCGTGTGCTAAGTGGCGAGTTAGACATGTTGCAAAATAGGATTCAAAGCAAGATTGTTCCAGCAATTGAAAACTTGCAGTACGAACCAGTCGAAAAAGAAGATGGTCGTATAAGCTGGAAGATTACGGGTGGCACACCTACGTGGGAACATAAAAACCTTGAGATCTGTCAGCGTGAAATAGAAGACTTTGGGCTGCTTCCTTTTTTACGTGAGTGTCAACACGATGTTGGTGTAGGTGGACGATTCTTTCCTGAGTTTAGAGAGTACGGGCCAGAAGGTCAACCTTGGCACACCGTTGATGCAATTGACATACAGCCATGGTGGAGATTCTGGGCTAGTCACGACTTTGGTACTGGTGCTCCATCATGTTTCTTGTTGTTTGCGTCAGATGAACGTGAAAACGTTTACGTCATTGATGAGTGGTATGAAGCAGGTCATGTTAGTAGCTCGCAGACAAATAAGGTTATTGAGTTACTTGAAAAACATTCACTTGCAAGTCCACGAGAGCAACGGAAACGCGATGGAGCGTGGAACACAAAGCTTGAAGCCATTGCGTTTGACTATGCTAATACATTCCCGCCAATGAAAGCAGAAGAGCGCATTGGTGAATATCCTGTTGAGATTTGGTGGGAACGCGGCCTAGCTGCAGTTCGTGCAGTAAAAGATCGAAAAGCTGGCTGGCAACGATGTAAAGAACTACTCATTGACACTGAAGTTGTTGATAAAGTTATTCGTCCAAAGCTGCGTATTTTACGCAGGAATTGCCCTAATTTAATTAAGCAGTTAAATGACACAATGGCATCACCAAAAGATCTTGACGAGATTGATAACGGCACAAAGCACGATCACGCTATTGATAGTTTTAGATATGGGGCAATGTGGCGTATGAATCCAGTAAGATGTCCTGAAGTAGATGGAAAGTCAGATGTTACTGGACCACGTAATTTACCATTGTGGTTAACTAATAAAAAGAAAGACGATTACATATAATGCCATTATGGTTTTTACTTGTGACTTGTTTGTTTATGATCGCTGTGTCAACATGGTGTTATTTCATGTATAAGCTTGTTCGCGAATTAAAATATGAGCGTATTTTAAGAGTTATGGAAAAGATGGAGAATTGGTTATGAGTATGCCACCTATGGATCCAAACGCGCCTCAAGTCCCACAAGCACCAATTGATCCACGCATTATTCAACGTATGTTGCCGATGGCAATGAGGCCAAACAACGTACGTGTTACAGCGTTTAAAAAACCATCTAATGCAGGGACCGTTGGGTCACAACCATTAAAGAATTCATCACTTACAGATCCAGACAACCTAAAGATTGATCAGGAAAAGAAAGATTGGAAAGTCTCTCCTAAAGATCAACCTGATGAATCACGTCGAATTAATGATTTTGTAAAAACACAATTTGATACTGCTTATCGCGCACGTTCCGAAATGGAAATTGAATGGGCGATGGCAACAGCGTTTTTTGAAGGGCGTCAGTGGTTTAGGATTAACAGCCAGACACGTAACTTAGTGCAGCTTCAAAATCCAAATGAACCAAATCGTTACATGACGGTTAATAAGATCAGGCCTTTAATTGACGGTGTTGTAGGCAAACTTACACAATGTAGCCCAGATGCGGATGCAGTTCCGTTGAGCGAGAGTCAACAAGATATTGCCGCTGCCGATGAAGCAAACTTTTTAGTTAGTCATTACAACCGTAAGTTTAAACGTGAAACACAGTTGAAGGAACGCGTTCGTTGGGCTTGTGTAACAGGTACAAGTTTTGTAAAAATCTTCTGGGATTCTCGAAAAACACAGATTGTTCCTCAGTTTGCATCTGATGGACAGCAAGTAATTGGACATAAAGAACTTGCAGTTGGTGACGTCGTAGAACAGATTATTCCGTGCTTTGATGTTTATATGGATCCATCAGCCAAACGTGACGATGAAGTACGTTGGATGATACACGCCATGATTAAGCCTTTATCATGGTTTGTAGATTCGTACGGAGACATTGGCAAGCTAGTTACCGCAGATGCCGTTATGGGACACAGTAGCGGATATATCGATAGTTACCTTGAAGGTGCTAATGGTAGTGGTAAAGGATGGGTTCCGCCATCTGTTGCTCGTATGAATAACTACGACACACGCAAGCAGTCTGCTGTTGTTTATGAGTATTGGGAAAAACCAACACAACTTTATCCTGATGGTCGATACATCGTGTGTTCAAACAACACATTGCTTTATGCTGGCGTATGGCCTTATAAAAAGAAAGACTCGTTTCCATTTATTCCATTAAGGTGGCAACCTCGCGCAGGAACGCCTTTTGGTTACAGTCTTGGCTTTGATCTTTGTGGTTTACAGCAATCTTATAATCGTATCTATTCACGGTTAATGGAGCAGTTTGAAAGCCAGAAAGATTACATCTTAGTAGAGCGATTAAGTAATGTCGGCGCTGATGCATACAATAATACATCAGACGAAATTGAAGACAAGAACCGTATTTACCGTAAGGTGTATTACAACCGAGGTTCACAGCCACCATCAATTCAGCGAGCACCGGGAGTTGGTGGAGATTTATTTCCGCTTCTACAGATGTTTGAAAAAGACATGATGGACATTGCCGGTTTACACGACGTAAGTCAAGGCATGGCAAGTGCTGGTACTCCTGCGGAATCAGTACGGTTGTTGCAACGCGCTGATAACACGCAGCATAGTTTTATTCGAGCTGACATTGAAATTAGTTCAGCGATGATCAAAGAATGGGAAGTATCACTTGTTGAGCAATTTGCGATTGTCCCATTTGTTGGAAACATGGAAGGCGGAATGCTTCCATCTGACCAAATTAAACAAGGTGTCATGCGATTTGATGCTATCCGTAATGGTGGTCAGTTCCGGATTGTTTACATACCGGGATCATCAATGGAAGATGGACCAGAACAGAAACTGCAGAAATATGCTGCTCTAAGACAAATGGGTATCTTTGGTGATCCAGCTGACCCTGCAACTAATAAGTTGTTTGTTGAACTTGTCATGATGCCTGAGACATCTAAGATCCTCAAGCACCTTGATGAGCAAGCTCAAAAAATGGAACAAATGCAACAAGAGCAAGCAGCAATGATGCAGCAACAAATGGCTGCACAGCAACAACCACCACCAGCTCCGGGGTCCGACTTCAATCCAGAAGTTGAGCAAGCCAAGGCCGAGATTGAGCTAAATAAAAAGGTGGGAGAAATTAAAGCAAAACTAGAAGCCGACATAGCACTTGAAACTGCTAAGGCTGGAATTGCTAGTTCAGTGGAAGAGGACAAAGTCTATTCCGCGCAAACCGCTAGTTTGACATCTAGCGGACCAATGAAAAATGGAGATAATATGTAATGTCCGATGAGATGGTGATGCGAACCACTGATTCACCAGCAGTGGCTACGGGCGATGGTTACGGTGCAGCTGATGCTTTGGTTGATTACGTACGGGATTCCGCCTCTCCCGATAATTCAGAATGGGCGTTAAACTCTGAAGACTCTTCCGAAAATGATGGTGCAGATTATGGCGAGGAAGATACATCTTATGATGTTGAAGCCGATGTCAGACAGCGGATTTATGACAACTTGTTGGGTAACGAACCTGCAGCCGTTCCATATGAGCGGTTTCGTGAAGTCAACGAACAGGCTCGTTCGGGTCGTGAATTTCAGAACAACTATGAAAAGTGGGCTGATGTTATTTCACAACTTGAATCTCAAGGGTTTCAATCTGCAGCTGATGTTCAAGCCGCATTACAACAACAACAACTTGCTGGTCAGGAAACTGCTATTCGGCAACGATATGCAGAACTTGAAGCAGCAGAACTTTTACACCCAGAAGTAGCTCAAGCCCAAGCTGAAGCAGAAGTTCAGAAGTTTCGTTACGACCGTGTAATGAACCAAATGTCTGAGTATATGGTTTCACAGCAACGGCAAGAAGCATTAGACGCCTACCCATACGCTCGTCGAGCACAAAGTATGGTTGACGGTCTAATCCAATCTGGTATGAATCCGTACGATGCAGCAGCATTAGTACACGATAATGTTAGTGGTCTCGTTGAGTCCATTGTCCCAGAGCTTACAAGTATGATTCAGTCGCGGAGTTATGCTCCAACGCCAATCGATACTTCGTATTCTAATCAGCAAGCAGTGGTTCAATCCAATATTCCGCAACCTCGTGGTGGAGCTTTTAGTTCTATTTCTAGATTGCTTGGTATTGGTGGTAATCAAAATTCATTGTAAGGATAAGTTAAATGGCTATTGATTTTAACGGCGCTCTTACTCTTGCTGACCAAGCGATTCTGTCAAACGATCCACTGGTCAAAGAGATCACAAAGAGCCTTCACCAAACTTGGAATGCTATTAAAGACATTCCATTCTTCACGTCTCCATCGCTCAAGCAGGTTGGTGTTCGGTATTTAAACCAGAACATTCCAACCCCTAACTGGACTGGAATCAACACCGAGCCTGTTGCTGTAAAGGGTAAGCCAAAGTCTTATGAAGAGGCTATGTACCTTGTTCGCAACAAGTTAACTGTGGACCATGTACTTCTTGATCAGCCGAATAACATCATCGATCCTGTTGATGCACAGATCAAGATGTTTATGGAAGGTTTTGCGTACGACTTTAATGATAAGTACATCAATAATGATCCTACGTCTACTGTCAACGGTAACACTCCAGATTGTTTTCCGGGACTAAAGTACCGCATAGACAACGCAGCTCAGTATGACATTCCTTCTGAAATGAATATCAATACTACGGCTGACATCTCGCGTGGAAACCTTCTTGCAACTGCAAGTGCTACTACTGGTGCTGCAGCTGCAAACATCTTTATTGCTGACCTTCAGTTTTTACTTGACAACATGAATGCACCAGATGGTGATGGCGTTGTCCTGTATTGTTCTGAGCATGTAAAGCGTCAGATGGAAATGGCTATTCGTGTAATGGGTATTGGTGCTGGTTTTGATATTACTCAAGACAGCTACGAGCGCCCTGTAGAGAAATACAAGAATGCTACGGTTCGTGTTGTTGGACGTAAGGCTGATGGTACAACACCAGTTATTAACAACAATCAGACAATTGCTGGTGTTACTGGTACAGGTGCAGCATCTCAAATTTATGCAGTTCGTTATGGAACTGGATACGTACAGGGATGGCAGTCTGGTCCGTTTAAGCCACAGTACCTAGGTCTTTCCAAGGAAAACGGAATCATGCACAACGTAGTCTTTGACTGGGGTGCTGGTTTATGGATTCCTCACGTCCGCGCCATTGGCCGAATTAACGCTAAGGTTAACTAAAAAGGAGTTAAATTATGGCACGAGATTTTAAATCGTCGGTTATCTTCCCTACACAAACGGGTAGTGTAACAGCATTTGGTGTAGCCGCTACAAACCCAACAGGTGTTTTCCGTAATGGATTAAACACACTTTCAGTGACATCGAACAGTGCTGGCTCGTCTGCAGCATTTACCGCATCTACATCCGACTTCTTCTTTGTAGATGAGCAGGTTGCTGATCAGTTAGTGGTTAATAGTGTTGCAGATGGAACAAAGGGTGACGGATTAAGCCTTGCAGCTGCACCTCTTGGTTTTCGCAATGCTAACGCCCCAACAAGTGTAAGCACTACAACCGGACTTTGGACGTATACACTTGGAAACTCTACACCGTTAGTTAATGGCCAGTTGATTTTATTTACTGCTATTACTGGTGGTGCTGGAGCTTTCCAGTTAAACAGACTTTATTCTGTAATCGTAGTTAGTCCAAATACGTTTTACTTGACTGAGCGACAATCTACACAGGTTATTGTTCCGACTGCAAACGTTACGGCATCTACTTTCTATACGACTGCTGCAAATGGTGGTTTAGGTCCTCAGTCACCAACTGGTAACGGAAATTTTCCTGAACCATTGCCCGGAATGTATGTCCGCCCAATGTACTTGAAAGTTAATGTTGTTCCTACAAACGTTAACTTTGCAGCCATTACTGGCGCTGTATCTTTGCAAAATATTACAGTTACTTGTACTGGTTCTTATGTTCGTGGATTTAGTGCAAGTACTGGTGCAATGTCTGACCTCGACGGTACTCCATATAGTACGGTTACAAGTAAGACATTTACTCAGGTTTTTGCTGATGGTGTAACGCCAGTAAATGGACGTGGACTGTTGGGTACTATGCCAATTCAGACGGATTATCCATTCTTGCGATTTTCTGTTTCGGTTGGACGTACTGAAACCTCTACTACTGGCCTGTTTGGTACGGGTGGTAGTCTTGGATTGGGTCTATCGCTGGTTGCCGGACGTGACAACGCCCAGCCATAAGGATAATTGAAATGAATATGGGCCAAATAAAGCAAAAGGTAAGGATGCTAGGTAAAAACTACTTTGGCACTGATGCCGATCGTGATCCGTTTGGCCTAGATTACTTAATTATTGAATCAGCAAATCAAATTGCACGACAAACAGACTGTCTTGTAGGTCGTCGCAAACTATCCGTAGTGGCAGGGGAAGCAGATTACTGTTCCCCTGACCTCTACAAAATTCGTGTTATTAAAATACTTAGTCAAGCTGGTAACTACGGAAAGATTCGTATTTACAATTACAGCGACCAAATGATTGATTACTGGCGCAATGCTGGTTCACAACTAGTACCAGATGTTGCAGCAATACGTGGCATGAATGCCATTACTTTACTACCTACGCCACTAGAGGCTATTACAGATGGCTTGTTAGTAGAAGGTTTTTGTATTCCCGGTGATTATTGGGAATACGACACCAATGGAAACCCTATTGTCAATTCAGATACTAGTGAGTGCCCATTACCGGTTGTTGGGCACGACTGTTTAGTTTTTCTGGTTCTGTACAATCGAGCTATGCAAATGATGGATGCAAATGGCATGGCTATCTTTAATAAAGAATATCTAGAACGCTTAGGACAACTGGAATCTTATGCAGCTACGTATGCAAGGAGGACAGTTTAATGCCTTTAGGATTTACTACGCTTCGCAACGAGGCTTTGAAATTACTCAATGAAACAAATACATCGGTAGTCGGAGAACTAGCTACAGGCGTAGGTCAAGGATTTATTTCTGCAACTATCACCCTTGGCAACGCTATCATTGTTGCTAACAACAACTTCTCCGCAGGAGATCAAATAAAGTTTCTAGCGTCAACTGTCACAAACGTTGTGGCTGGAACGATATATACAGTATCAGCAACAAATCTATCTGCGTCACAGTTTCAAATTGTAGGTGTAACACCAAGTGGTGGAACAGGCGGAACATTTACTGTTGTGTCCGCTGCTGTATTTAGTGACAGCACGATACTTGATTACATCAATGAAGCCGCAGCAGATATGTGTCGCACATGTTGTTTTGAGCAATTAACATACACAGCTCCGGGTACTACTTCTTCTCGTGTAACTAATATCTCTAGTACAAGAATATGGTTTCCAATGCATGTTGGTTACCTGACTTACAATTTAATTCACTGTGGAGAAATGGAGTTACGATCCTACGATTTGAACTACCATTCTATATTTGGTGTTCCAAAGTATTGGTACAAATCAGGACAATACAACGTGGGTATTTACCCTGTTCAATCGTCTCCAATTACTCTAATCATTACTGGTGCAGCTATACCAGTACCAATTGCTACGGCAACTATTGCGACGGATACATATAGTTTTATTCCTGATGACATAATGCTTAAAACTATTCCTGCGTATGTAGCCGGAAAATTAGCAATGAAAAACTTTGACGATCCATCTCTTGTTGGGCGATCTTTCTGGAAAGATTGGTACGACAATAATAGAATGTTGTTGTGGGCACAACTTGACAATAGCTTAAAAGCTTCCGGCGGACCTTTTGCAATACCTCCAGTACCACAGGCAAGTAAATGAAAATAGCTTACGGTAGATTAGTCTTAATCATATTAGCTGCATTTATGGCAAGTGCAGCTCCTGAGTTTGACGCCTCTTGGAAGGCACAGCATATTGCCGATAATGCTACATTTGGTACGGTGACTCGCGCTCTATTTTTATCTGGCATTGAAGGCCTACGTGCTGGTATACCTGCAATGGTTACTGCGTTGATTGCATTCTTTATGAGACAAGACAGTAACTTGCCTGTGTTTTCAACACGATTACCGGAGGTTACCAAGATCAGTGAAACGACGAGGGACATCGATGGATAGAGATCAGCTGATTGCAGGAGCCATTGGTGCAGTTGCTGGCACTGACTGGTGGGACAAAACCAAAGTGAAAAACTTTTGGCATGGTCTAGCCGGTGTAGTTGTCGGCACGATATCTGCTGTTTATCTCACACCACTTATTGCTAAACAATTCCAATGGACAACACCTGAGCAGGTAGTAGGTGTAGCATTTGCTGTTGGAACACTAGGACTACGATCAGTTCAATTGGTAAATGCAATGGCTGAAAAAATTGTAAAGAAGCTAGGTGAATAACATGTCTTGGCTAAGCAAATTTGTAAAGAAAATCGCTAACGTCCCTGAAGTCAAAGTGCCTTTTGGTGAGGCATTGGTATTGCGTCAGATTGCTGACAACCTAGACTTTATGAGTACGTCAGATCTTGAGATGCTACGTGATCTTACGTTGGTTGCTATCGCAAATAGGAAGGTGAAGAAGTGAATTTTCAAAACTTTCGCATTGAGCAGGTAACCTCACCAACTCCAGATTGGATTGTTTATGGTGATTTCTATTCATTTGATGGCGTTAAACTTGGAGACTTTGGGGTTAATGGAACATCTGTGTTCCAGTGGTTTCCACAACAGTCCTATGAGTTTCAATTTAACCTTGTTATGCAGTTTGTTCCATTAATGGCTGCTGAGATTGCGGAGGATACAAATAACTAATGGCAACCGCATACGTTAGCCCTGTTGGTTCAGCAGCTTATCCCGGCACTGTTGGCGCTCCTACATCCTTAACTACAGCGTTATCTTCCGCTGGTGTTGGAGATACTGTTTACTTGGCTCCCGGTAATTACCGTGGCACGTTTACAGTTGGTGTTTCGGGTACAGCGGGTAGTACTATTCAATTTATTGGAGACCCTTTAGCGAGTCAAGCAATTGGAGGGATAACGGCTGGTGTTGTTAGAATTACCAACTATATTAGTGATACCGTGTATCCAACTATTGCAACACTTTTAACAGCAACAAGTCGTTCGTATTTTTCGTTTGCAAATATTTATTTTGAAAGTCATCACAACAGCGCAGGAATTTTAGGGTCTTTGGTAACTTGTACAAATTGGTCATTTGAAAAATGTATATTTGTAAGTAATTACAGCCAAGGATTTTCAATCACGACAACTGCAAATGTTGCCTTAAATGCAAGTTTTACAAAATGCATATTCTATATTTCAGCATACGCAACGGCATTAAACTGCCCTAATCATGCAAGTTCGTACAGTCTTAATTTTAATATGGTCAACTGTACATCAAATTTTTCTTTAGTTTTGAGTTACGCTGGTACTCCGGGTACTAGTACAAACGCTGGCGGCATTACTATTTACAACTGTTACAGTCAGGCTGGAACTTGTGTGCAGTTATATCAAAGCACCACCACGCACCCTTCTTACGTTTACAACTCACTTTTAATAAGTAACGGAAATGCACTTATTTCAAGTACTTCTGGTGCTCTTATTGAAAACTACAATGTAGTTAGGGGCGGCACGTTTGCAATAACCGCTGGTGCTAACAGTTCTTACATTGGTATTGTCGGACTTGATTACGGTTATAGCGCAATAGTTGGATTACCTGCGCCTTCTATAAATGGCCCATATATCGGTTCTCGTTTACTTGGAGCAGGTACAGCAATAGGCGCACCGGCAACAGACGCAGACGGAGTAGCGTGGTATCAATCCCTACTCGGTATAGGTGCTTATACTTATGCGGGACGTAACAATGTCATTACATTTCCGGTTACACCAACACCGAATACAATCACAATCGCTTCCGGTAGCACATCTCAAAGTATTGAAATATATCTTGGCGCAACGGGTCTTACAGTTTCTACAAGTGGCCTATCAGCTTACTACAACCGTACACGCACAGCCGCTATTAACATACCGTTGATAACGCGCACAATTTCTCAAGCGTGGACGGCTGGAGGGCTTGCCGAGGTAGATGCTGTCAATATGCCGGGAATCTATAGATTTGACATTCCGAATGACGCATTGAACGCTGGCGCTGATGATGTCACAGTTGTTGTGAAAGGTTTATCAACTACTGTTGGCGCAGTGGTTACTATTAGATTACAGTCTGTTGTTAACGACATTCTAAGCGCAGACCTTGGCAGCGGTACTAACGCTGGTACGTTGAACGAGCGTACTGTACGTTCTGCATTGCGATCTCTCCGTAATAAAGTAGCCGTAGCAAGTGGCACAATGACCGTATACAAGGAGAACGATGCAGACACGGCATGGACTGGATCGTTGTCTAATACTTCTGATGTAACGGTAGATCCTTCATGAATATAGTCAACCTAACCTTTACTCGTGTAACATCTCCAATTCCCGACTGGATAATCAAAGCCGATATTACGGATGATGCTGGTAATGTGCTTAGTACATTTGGGGTAGATGGAACATCAGTTAATACGTGGTGGAACCAGCAACCTGACGAGTTTCAACGTGAATACGTCTATCAGTTTATGTCTGTCATAGCGACACAGTTGGTAATAGACAGTCAGTCGGTAAATGAATAATGGCTACCTATTACGTTAAAACTACTGGTTCAAATGGAGCGGCTGGTACATCTACTGGTACAGCGTGGGCAACTATTACATATGCTCTAGGTGCAACCTCTGGATTTGCATCTGGTGATACGTTGTGGGTAGCCGCTGGTGTCTATAGAGAAGTCTGTACTGTTGGTATGACTAATCCAACTGCAACAACTTACATCAAGGGTGATACAGACGGAGCCATTTTTGGTACTGCTGGTGAATGCCGTATTACTGGTTTTACTACTAACGATGACACGACTGGTAGTGCTAGTGCGGCAATGGCAGTTACGTCAAAAAACTACTTGTACTTCCAGAATCTTAAATTTGAGGGTGCGGCAGGTAGTGGTTTTACGTCTGCAAGTTCAACAAACCTTACTTTAGACAAGTGTATTTGTACGACCACTGGTAGTAGTCACGGAATCCGTATTGATATTTCCGCTAACGTAACAGCCAATCACTTAGTTAAAAACTGCTTTATTATAGGACGCTCTAACGTATTCCAGATAGTTGGCAATGCTCCATCGTCTGGCAATCAAGATATGGGCATGACTATAGAGAACTGTTTTATTGTGACCAGTATTGGTAACTGTATTTTCTTTACTACTGGTTCTGGAACAGGAACCTTAAGTGGGGTAAAAGTTACAAACTGTACTACCCTAGGTGGCACAGGTGGGATATTCATAAACACTGCGCTCTATCGGTCATCAACTGCTTCAGTCACAGTCCGAAACTGTTTGTTGCTTGCTCACACTAACTCACTGGTAGCCAACGTGTCTGGGCAAATGGATGAAGACTACTGTCGGTTTGTAACCTTTTCAACTCAAAGGACGCTTGTTACTAACACACTCGGACATGACATTTCAAACGGTGTGTATGGTAGACTTTACTGGTGGTTTTATAACCGGTGCGGCTAGGAATCTATTCCTTATGCCAAACATAAGCGGTGTTGTAAGTGGTGATGGAACGGCTA